ATTATTGATTTAGCGCTTGCACCTATTGCCATCAATAAGATTCCAACTATAACAGGCGCTAAAATAGATTTGTTCATTTTTATTCCCTCATGTCTTTAATAAGCTTTTTAAGTAATTTCTTCTCCCAGTTAGGCTTATCAGAATCGTTAACATTGCTAATCATAGCTTTGATAGCCTGTCTCTCATCTTTATCAGCTTGCTTTGCATCTCTCTCAGCTTGCATTTCATCCGTTACATCTTCACTAACAATGCTGAAAGTTTTAGGGTGACAATAAGTAACCACTTCAACATCAGCATATACAGACTCATCAACCTCAAGAGTCAACGGATCGTCTGGAGTTACTAGCTCTTGAAATGTATTTGTTTTAGTAATATTAGACTCATGCTCGTCTGCTTTCCAATCACACTTCATCCACTTAGTAGCTTTAATCATTTTCTTGATTCGCTTGTTAGCTTGTTCATGTGTATCTACAATAAAGCTACCTTGATTGCTCTCACCTTGAAATCTGGTATATTTAATTTCTGCGAATGCATTTAAGCTTATTAAGGCTAGTAGTATATATTTCATTGTTTCTCCTAGTTTAATATTGTTGTGTCAGGGAGCTTACAAAGCGTGGCTTTTGTTGCTGTTATTAACCCATTACCGTCAACTGTATTTGTGTTTCCCTGATATACATCAGAAGTCGTTGCTGTGGCTACGAACTTAGCTTGCATGGACATATTTCCAGCTGCCGTGCTGTATCTTTGAGCTATAAACGCAGAGTCATGCCTGATATAAGTAAAACCTCCTGCTGCTTGAGATACTTGAGCGCTCATAGAATACTTCTTACCGACTACTAATCCAGTAAAAGTTAAATCTGCTAAAGCACCCACAGATGAAGATGATGTCTGTAATATTTTGGTCTCACACTCTGTAATATTGTCAGCATACAAACTTTTGACAATGGCTTCGTAGTCGGCTGATTGGGTGATTGTTATTTTATGCAAATTATTTACTGCTAAAATATATGTCGAATCTGATCTGAGTTGAAGCGAGTCACCTTCAAGCATTTCAACTTTACATGTAAATTTCTGCAAACTTGAAGATACAGAGGCATTACATCTGTCTTCTTTCACAAAACCAGATCCTCTATCTACCCAAGCATCAAGAGTTGATGCTGCTGATCCTGTTATCACCTGTGCTCCATCCAATGTAAATATGCCGCCCTTAGTTGGTGTAAATGTGTTTCCGTTCCAAGAGCCGCTATCATCTTTAACTTCCAAAAATGAAATTGGGGTTGTTTCGGCAGTTATTGTTTGACCAGAGTTACTTCTTCCTTGAACAACTATCAAATCAGTAGAATCTATATTCTCGAAGGTGCCTGACAATACGTAAGACATATTCTTCACTCTCACATAAGGCATCATGGCAATGTTTTTACCCCTTGACTCCGTACCTGAATTTGATCTGGCAAAGTTTCCTGACGCCATATTTCTGGAAGTTCCTGTCGGAGTGTTACCCATAATTGAGTTCGTTCCTGCTGCATTTGATCCCGATGCTGTAACATTCCTAATTGTAAGTAGATGGGTATGCCCTCCTACCTCGTCTAACTGTGTCTGCCCAACTGTTCTTGCCGTTCCATCGACATCAACACTTGCTGCCCCCATCGCTGTACCCATATTATCTAGAAATCTAGGGAACCAACCACGTAAATCAGGCAGCCTCATACCATCCCCTGCTACAGTGATAGTACAATCTCCATAAGCATCTCCTACTTCAGATTGATAATCAGGGAAATCGGCCTCTAAGACGCATCTCCCATCTGCTTTTAATAAATCGCTAGTCTCAGGATAATCATGTAAAGAGAGAGTAATTTCCCCTGCTCTATTTGCTGTAGTATTTGTATTTTGAAAGGCTGCATTTATCCCTGAAGTCCAGCCTTGTATTGGTACTTCTATAGTTAACTCTACAGAGTCCCCCGAAGCAATTGCGCTGACAGGTGTTGTGTTTGTTATAAAGTTTGTTGCTGCAACATAAGTAGCTGTACCATTTCCAACTCTTGCCCTTATAGTATTGCTGTCATTAAATACTGGGTATATTGGAAATTTTCCACTGCTAGATGAATCATTGATTAAGCCATATCCGAGAATAGAAATATCACCCACAGTTTTTGATGTTTTAGATGTGTCTATCAGCAAGCCTGTGGGTAAATCTATCTCAAGTGTTGCTGCTGTAGTCGCTCCAGTATAGGCAATATTAAATTCTATAATGGCTTTCTCACCAACTCTAGAGTATTTACAAGTTGTTACTGCATTGGCTGTATGAGTAGATGTGCATACCCCATCCACTGTATCAGTAATAGGATTTAACTTACCTTGTAAGCTTGCAGTATATTTTAAGCCTGTAGGCTCTGTGCTATCAGCTACTAGAAATGTTCCGTCTAATCCGACATCAAGAGCTGCATTTTCAGTGCTGTATGTTTGTATTTGACCTTTAGTATCTAGAGTAGTTGATACTGGTGCTGGTTGCCATGATGCTGTAGTGCCATCCGATGTGAGTAGATATTCATTTAATCCAATTGGAAGTCTAACATCTTCTGTAGCTCCTCTAACTATAATGTCGCCTTCAGTAGTTGTTGGAGTTGTTACTGGAGGATCAATCCACTTTAAGCCTGTAGTCTCAACCGAATCAGCTGACAATAGTTGACCATCAGTTCCTACTGGCAATCTCTGATTATCTACATCATAAACATAGATATCACCTTTAGTTGTAAGCGGTGAGCTTGCTGGAGGATCTATAAAATCTAACACTCCGGCTGTTATAGATAATAGTTGACCTTCTGTGCCGTTAGCAAAAGATTGCAAACCTGTACCATCATCAACAACTAGCTCACCTGAATTTAAGTAAGGTATCACCACTTGATTAGCAGGATTTAAGGTTATATCTACAGCTGTATTATTTTCTATTGTATCTATCTTCTTAACTGTCTCAGATGAAAACTGTGCATCAGCTGCAAAAGATATCATCATAAGTAAAATTATAAGTGACTTCATATTAAAAATTCCTTCCTAGCTCAATAAATCTATTCATTGTTAAACTATAAAATAATTGTAGCGAATATCCTAGCTCTAAAGTTGCATCACCATTAAGTAAGCATCCATCTGCTATATCCTGGTATGTTAATGTTACTGTATTAGTACTATCTTTACCTATTATATAGAATATAGTTCCGTCTTGTATGTCAGGCGATGCTCCAAAAGGTGTTGTAGATAATGTCACAGCTGCACCATCACCTTGCACTCTCTTTATTTGCTGCTTAGATAAGTTGTCAAATAAAAGCTCTCCACTAGAAACTAAGTCTTGATCAGCTAGTAGCTTAGTTTTATTCTCATTTACCTGTCTTTGCAGATTTGTAATGCTATCACCACTGACTGCATCTGGATTAACCAAATCTAGTTTTCCAGTTGTCTGATCATCTTCTGTTCTTCCGAGAAAAGCATTATTTACTAGCTCTGATTCTGCTGGATCTTTAAAGTTTAATTTAGCCATTATTTTAATTCCCTAAATGTTATTATGCCTGTTTCCCACCAGTCTGCAAAACCTTTAGAATAAAGCTCTTTTAGCTTAAAGCCTGTACCCTTAGAATCTGCTGCTGTTTTCTCTAACAAGCATTCTACTAGACTATTATCTAAATCATCTATATCTCTGTAAAATTCTAGTGGGTTTTTAGTGACAGCATATTGCATAAATGCTAGCAAATCATCATACCCTGGTAGATTTTTAATTACTGAGCCTTTTGATTGTTCGATATTAGTCTGTAGAGTTATATTACATTCCATAAAGTTTACATCGCCATACTTTATGACTTGTATCTTGCCAGAAGCTGATTCATTTACAGTTACATTGTTAGCTTTTTGACTGTCTATGAAATCAACATACTTTTGCAAGTAGAATTGCGGCTCAAAGAATGAGCCTGATCTCTCATCACCTACATAGTTATCAGCACCAGATTTCTCTACTGTAAATCCTAGAGCGCTGTATGCTGATATAGATGATAGCGTCGATGAAGTTACATATAGAAAGAAGTTTGAATCTCCAGCTATAGATATTAAGCCTGTTGATCTATCTACTGTCGCTACATAATTAAGTGTACCAACCTCATTCATAGCTCTTGCCATCTCTATAGCAAAATCACCAATAGTATAGCCACCAGATCTCAACACACCAACTAGCTGAATGATTCCATCCTCGCTAAATGGTAGTTGATTGTTATCAGTTGTAATTCTATGATTATAGCTGAATGCAGAATATGTTTTAATAGTCATCTATGCAAACCTAGTATTTGTGAGAGCAGCACCTGTACTCTCAAAGTTTTCATTTAATAATTTAGTTAAATCTTTAGCAGTTTCAGATGTATTAAATATAGATCCTTGTACTACTAGCTGTATATTATCTTGAGCTTCTGCTTGTACTATGTCTTGCTGTTCTAGCGCTCCAGAATTTGTATCGCCTCCAGATCCGATTGCACCACTACCACCGCCACCGCTTGCACTTGCTGCACCACCGCCACTTGCACTTGCACCTAACAAGCCTCCAAATGTAGCCATTGCAGCACCGGAACTAATTAAGCCTGCTGACTTTGCTGTCTTAACAGGGTCAGTCGAGAAAGCATAAGCCGTACCCTCTAATATAAATGCAGTACCTTGCTGAACTAGCGTATCACCAATAGACTTCAAGAAGGCTCTACCAAAAGACTCTACTGCATTCTCTCCACTAGCTAGCGCCTTACCAAAAGAAGCAAATCCAGATGCAGCTGCACCACCTATACCATTAACGAATGCCTTTGCTATTTGACCTGATGTTATCTTTGATTTATTTGCAAGTGCATCTAATGAAGCACCTATGTTAGAAAAATTAAACTCTGCATTTAAAGCCACATCGTCATATGCTTGCTTTATTTGAGCGTTGCTAGATTGTATTACCTGCAATCTTCTGGCTTCAGCTTCTGATTCAGTTATAAATCTTGCTTCCTCTGCTTCTGTAATAACTGCTAATTGTGCTGCTCTTTGATTTCTTATAGTCTCTATTTTTGTTAGACCTATATTAGCTAACCTTGTAGCAATATTACTTTCTACAGCTACTAGCTTATCACCTTCTGCTTTTGTGTTATTTACTATTTCAGCTGAAGTCTCTTTCTCGCCTCTTACTCTTAAATCTTTAAGTTGCTTTCTTTGCTCTGCTCTTTTTTCTTCAAGCTTTGCTATTTTTTGCTGAATAACTGCTTCTCTCTTAAATCTAAGACCTAAGTTTTCAGACTTAGCTTGATCTTGCAGGAATGCTATCTCTTTACCTATTGCTCTATATGCAACTCTAATCTTATCAGCTTCTGAGATTGCCTTGTCGCCAAACAATCTATTGAACTCTCTTGCTACTGTTCTAGCAGAAGTTACAAGTTCTCTAAATACAGGCTCTACAATAGAAGCTATGTTAGTAAATGCTATACCTATTTCAGCTGTAGATGTTGCCAAGTCTTGAGACAGTGTAGATCCTAGTATTTTAGCAGCATCATCAGTTGCTCCTACTGCATCGGCTGTACCCTTAAGTATTCTTTCAAACTCTTTAAAGTTACCATTAACAATATTTAATACAGGTGCTAGCGCTCTAACATTACCGAATAGTTTTGCCAGTGATGCCTCTGATCCTCCGGTTGCTTGCTGTACAGATTTTAAAAATCCTGCTAATCCTTTTGATCTTATTGCTGCCGTATTAAACTCTAATCCTAATCTCTTAGCTTCATCAGCCGCTTCTGCCGTTGGTTTAATAACAGATACAAATACCTGTCTTAATCCAGTGACTGTTGCATCTGTACTTTGACCAGCCTTAGTTACAAACCCGATTGCTCCGGCTAGCTCACTGAACTTTACACCCGAACTTGCTGCAATAGATGTAACATTACCGAGCGTATTGGTAAGCTCACCAAAAGTTGTTTTACCTTCTCTTACTGCTATAAATAATTGATCAGATGCTTCTTTGGCTGTTAATCCAGATGCTGAGTATGCATTTACAGATGATACTAATACATCAGCCGCCTGGTCTATGCTTACTAATCCAGCAACAGCTGCCTTGTTTGCTTGTGCTAAAACTTTTAGTTGATTTGAAGTACCCTTAACACCAGCTGAAACAATATCATAAAAGGCTCTTGCTTGTGTTGCTTGCTCAGTACCAAAGGATGCAGAAAATCTTTGTATTGCTAGTGCAGCTCCCTCAGTTAGCTTTTGATTTTTAGGCAAAATAGAGTTGATCTCTGCAATACCTTTCTCAAATTCTATTAGATTAGTTACACCAGTTCTTAGTGCGGAGCTTATTGCTGCAAAGCCAGCCAAACCAACAAAAGTATTTGCTATAGAGCTTTTAATGCCACCTAAACTCTTTTTTACAGTAGTGCCAAAGCCATTCTCAAAGCTTTTACCAGCCTTATTGCCAGCATCTTTTGATGTTTTCTCTATCTTATTAAAAGCTGATTTATCAACTTCAGGATCTAATTGTATTTCAATTATAAGTTTATCAGCCACTATCTAAGCACCTTTTTTAGATCACTAAGTTTAACTATGTTTTTCGGTTTATTGAATTGATTAGGGAATGCTAGCTTGTATGTCTGTTTGTGCAGTTTCTTTCTAGCATCTTCTTTTAGTTGACTGTATGAATTAGAACTAAAGCTTATAAGCAGCTCTTCGTTTTCTATCTGATTCATACCCTGTAAATACATCATATATATATCCGCATCCATGCTCATAATTTCTTCATAAGTGAATTTATAAAAGCGAGATATCTTGCAAATCAATCTCTCTTGCTCACTTAAATTTTTTTTTGACCAGTTATGATCATACCTATCTCAAACAGATCTGGCTGTTGAATCTCTCTAAATTGATCTTCAGTCATACCTAGAGATATGTAAAAGTCTCTAGTAATCTCATTCTCATCTTCTGGTTTTTCTACCAGATCAGCTATGTATTTATCATGCTGCCATTTTTTAGGATATTCCATGTTAAGAATATCGCCATCATATAAAGTAATTTTAAGCTCTCTCTTTTTAAGTTTTAGTTGCATATATTTCTCCTACAAAATATAGGGGAGCTATTAACTCCCCCCTTACAAATTATACTAAATCTTGTGTGTAATCACCTTGTGACCATAAGCTAATCTCAGCTGGTTTAGATGTATCATTGTATGCAGTAAATGCTACTTCCATACCTTGAATATCTTGACCGCTAAAGCTTACAGATGATGGCTTAGGTGCAGACTTCCAGAAGATGATATCTTCTGTTTTGTCACCAGTACCAGCTAGTCTGATGGGTGATAAAATCAATTTTCCGCCTAGGTCGAATAAATTTTTATAGAGCCTAGATACGCCTTGACCTACCAGCCTTGTACCAGCTGTTGGTGTAAACTTATCACCTGTAACTGATCCAATAACAGTTTCCCATCTAGCTTTAGTCATTTCAATTAGAGACATTTCAACAGATGCTGTGGAGCCTGTATAAATTTCTCCCAAAATAATTTGTCCCGATTGATCACTTCGTAATTCTACGCTTTGCGTTTCGATCGATAATGTAGATCCGCTACTAGTAGCCCCAAGACTACCGCCGATACCAGCTGATAATACTTCAAAAGTTAAAGCTGTAGCGTTAGTTTTATCTTCCTCAGTAACTGCACCGATATCTTTATTTTCATAGATAACTTCTGCACCTGATTGAGAAACATTAACATTGATTGCTGCTAAAGCTGTTACAAATAATCCAGCGATAACACTAGCAGAATCATCATCTGCATATGTAACCTGAATACCTGTCTTAGTTCCACTTGGATCAACACTAGCTCCATTATCTAGCCAAACTACGTACTGAGTTTCAACTTGATCTTCATCTAATGTATTTAGATCCCAGTATTCTGCATCTAGTGAACCTGCAACATCATCTACAAATGTTACTTTTCTACACTCTTCTCTACCCCATTTTACTGAGACAGCTTCTAATTTAATATCGTTTTTAGACGATCCTGTTAAACTCATAAAACAATCCTTTGCTTAATATTTATAATCCGTTAATTTCTTAGTTGTAAGCTACTCTTACTACAAATTGTATAGTGAACTTACCAGCATTGTCATTACTTTCAACAGCTTCATTTGTAATGCCGCTAGCTATAACTGATTTTATAAATTCAGTTTGACTTATTCTAGTTTGCTGTTGGCATTCATCTGCTATTTCTATAGCTATGCAATATGCTTTATCTAGGTTTTTAATTACCTCGTTGTTTCCATTTTTCCACAATTCCAACGTAACATCAAATGAGCCATCGTAATTAGTATCTATTCTAGTAGATGTGAAGTCACCTATCTTTAAGAAGTAAGTACACTCTATGCTGTTTTCTGGTATGTTTTCAGATGTATAGTATTGATCATGCTCTTTATAGTCAGAGTCAACCTCATTTACTACAGCTTTAAAATATGCTCTGATTTCTTCAATCATCTTCTCACCATTCTAATAGATCTAATATCATATGGCTGAGTATCTACCACACCATCCTTATTAGCATCTAATCTTAGAGCTGATCTAGATCTTGCACTATTTCTCATATCCTTGTACTCATCTTCCTTATCCTGGAATATGTCACCTACAGATACCTGATTGCTGTTATATATAATAAATAATGCTTCAAATGTTGACCACTGATTAAATTGCTGCAATAGCTCTGGATCAGCTGCACCGACTGTTGCTATATCTTCTTTTGTATATCTAGAGCCATCATTGTGCCAGATTCTACTTTCATCTAGCCATGCAATTATTTTCTCTTGTGCTTTTCTGTGAGCATATAAGAAAGTGTTTTTACCCTTTGGTAGCTGATCGGATACTTTTGGCTCATACGGATAGATGTCTGAGTCACTGGAGAATAAGCCATCTTCAACTACTGTTAGTATGTCAGTTGTATATGATCTAGTTCTTCCGGCTGGTGTAAGATCTGTTTCAACTCTAACTACTACCGTTTTCGTACCTTCTGTAGCATAAGCCCAGTCTAGATACCATTTATCATTATCAGTATTATATACTGAGATAAAAGCTTCTGTGGCTTCAGGTTGAATCAATACATCTGTAACTATCTCTGCCGAATCACCAGATATAAAGCTTAGAGATGCATCTAATCTAGTTTTATCATCTACCTGTATTACTTTCTCTAGTGTTAAGCTTGGAAAAATCATAAAGTTCCTTATATAGTTGCTGGTATTAAATTAGCATTAACCAATGTTTTCAATACAGCTTCTTTCATAGAAGCACTTACCGTTGTAGTTGATTGCAAATAATCCCATACAGCTTCGGCAACTTCTTGCTGTGTTAAGTTATTTAATCCGCTAATTGCGTTCAATATTGCAGTCTCAACAGCGTCTAGCTCTGCCTTTGTTGGTGCATCATAATCAGTTAAAGCTTGGTCAGCCTGAGCTTTAACTTGCGCCTCACTTAAATCATTCAATGCATTTATTATACCAGGTATAGTTGTCGAGGTATCAGCTAGAATTGAATCCACATTACTATCAATTATGTCTATCTTAACTTCATTAGCATTTACCTCAGCGACAATGTTATTTGTATTTGCAGTAGCATTTGCTTCGGTTGCCAGTGCCGAAACATCGGCTTTAAATGCATCTTCATTTGTGCCGCTTGTAAATTCTGCGTAAACGTCACTAGCAGTAATGTCATTTAGGTTAGAAATATCAGTTTGAATTTGAGTGATGCCAGCATTATCAGGTGCAATAGTATTTGCGCTATCTGTTCCGCGCATATCTGTATTTGTTGTAGTTGTATCGACTAGTGTTACATTTGCAACCGTGTCAGTAGCAGGATTAAAGTCATTCAATGCTGTAATATCTGCTTGTGTGTCATTGTGCTCACTAACTAGAATAGCCTGTCTTGAGTCAGCCTGTGCTTTTGTTTCAATAAGATCAATCTTAGCCTCGTTAGCGTCAATCTCACTAATTATATTTGTTTCACGCCCAGCTGCTAATGTCTCCGTTTCAACATCACTTAAATCTAGTTCATCCCCATTCTTAACGTACAAAACACCTTGACCATAAAAATCTGTAGCCGTTTCAAATGATACTAAGTAAGCACCATCAGTAACGCTTACCAGGGAAAAGCTTGCAGTGTAATAAGCTCTAGAGCCTACTTCAGTCATTGTTATATTAGAGCCTAACTGAGTGCCATCAGGATTAAAACCTTTGGCTATAAGAGTTAAGCCGCTATCGCTAAAAGGGTCTAATTGTATATTTAATTCATTTGCCATACTTTGCCTTTTATACTTCTTGGTAAGCTGTGTTTATATCTTCTATAACTTTTTGTATTCTTTCTTGAGTTATCCAGTGATACTCTTCTGTCATATCATCTAAGGGCATTTCGTGTAGAGCTGCTACTGCATCACCTAAAGCACCTACTAATAGATACATTGTAACAGTACTAGCTTTGCTTAAAACCCATCTACTCTGCTCATCACTTATTCCATCGTCTAGGTTTCTTTCTATAAACTTATCTGATATCTCTTGACCTTTTTCTCTAAGAGCAGCCATCTTATATTTTCTTGGTAGCGATGCAAAAAACTCTTCCACTGTCATGCTGTATAAACTGTCTAGTGCCAATTCTAGCTTATCATAAATCAATTCGCTGCTGTTTGTATCTAAGTAGTAATTAAAATTATCTTGAAAACAGATTGAAATACCTAGTGGAAGTTCTTTTTCTATCTCGTTGTATTGTTCTAAAGTTAGCTCTAATCTCATGTTAAACTCTCTAGTTGGAAAATACTTTCTCCTGCCGGAACGTTAACAGTTCCGGCGTTTGCCGCTCTGTTACACACAATGGTTAGCACATCGCCAATGTTAACTTCCAGAATCTCACTCAAACAACTAGAACTCTCATTGTGACCAAAAGAGCCTCTTATATAGTTTTGAGCAGATCTTCCTCTTTGCTGCACCCCATTTAAAGCCCATCTAAACAAAACATTAGTTCTTGGCGCTACTGATGTTACGTAAAAATTAAAGTCGCACCTGAATCTGCCATCAGTATTGAATGTTATACTATTAGTTGCAATAGTTATATTTGCGCCAAAGTCATTTATTAAAGAGCTAGTATTGAATCCAGAAAAAACCACATTTGTACCATTTATATTTGTCACTAGGGTATTGGTTAACTTTAAAACATCTTGAAAAGAACCAGCATCTCCTTTATCACCCTTTAATCCCGTAATAGTTTTTGTAATTTCAACTTCAAAAGTTACGGTATGTTCTGCGCCACCAGCATTAGAGCAATCAGCATTGATGTAATCACCAGAGCTTAAATTTACTGGTGAAGATAATTCATCAACGGTGACAATTTGGTTTGTTGTATTTGTAGTATGTATAGATGTTCCGTTTCTAAATATTTGCCATTGACCACTTGTTACTCCAGAAGATGAAATACCAACTGATACAAGCTTACAATCTTCAGTAATCACCACTCCCATTGTATTTATAGACGATCCATTACCTAGCGCAAGCTTCCCTACGACTGCCGCATTTCTCTCTGCAACGAATGATTTTCTATAAGTGTAAGTAGTGCTGACAACCGATGTGCTTGGCTTCCACTCATTTGAACTGCCATCCCATCGTAAAAGATCACCGCCTATAGGTGCAGTTGTGCTTGTATCAACGTCTGAATGAGTGTTAATAGATCCATCGGCACTTATTTTAGCATCTAATGCACTTTGTGTTGCTGTACTAATTGGCTTGTCAACATCACTAGTATTGTCAGTATTGCTCAGACCTACATCAGACTTATTTGTGCCATGTGGGTTTGTGCCATCGTCTAAATCCAGCTTTGAATGTTTATTAATTGGTGCTTTTATACCTTGCATAAGTACCTATGTATAAACTACAGCCGTCAATTGATCGCCTGTATAAGTTAAAGTTTTAGTTAAATCTATTCCAGCTGGTGTATCTCCCGAGAGAACAATGCTTGTTACTTTATCGCCTGTATAGTTTAAAGTTTTTGTAATTGTATTAGTTCCATCTGTATAGGTTACACTAGTAATTTTATCTCCAGTATAAGTAAATGAAGCATCACAAGATTTAATGTTTTTTGAAATAGTTTCAAAGTACTCTTGCGAGCTAATAAGAAATTGCCAGTAAGTCGTGTCAGTTGGTAGGTTTCCCGTTGTTTCAAGCCTAGCAATGTAGGAAGCACCTTCGTAAAAAACAATATCGCCAATCTGATATGTAGTAGCGTTATCGTATGTGCCTCTAGGTGTAACATTAATATTAATACTTATAGGTGGATCAAGTAGCTTTACTAGCTTAAATTCATTAGCCATAAGTTAAACCCACCCTATTATCCCAAACATTTGTAAAGTCTTGACTCTCATTTGCATATAATATTTTTATCTCACTCGTTGTCAGATCAACTCTTTGTATTCTCCACTTGCTTTCGCTTGATAAAGAACTTGGTAGCGCCGATCCTATATATATGTAAGTTGAGCTAGATGTATCAACTAGCGTTATTGTCTGTTCAGTAGCATTTTTATCTGCACCACCAATGACAACTTCTCTTGCTGAATTATTTTCTCTAGTGGGCGACTCTACAAAACTTGTATGCTGTCTACCTTCTATTGTTTTCGGTTGAGTCATCTAGTATCTCTAGTTTATCGTTGGTTAGAATTTCATAATACCAAGCAACCCATTTCTTGTTTGCATAGGTAATATCAAATGCTAATGCTGCCATGCCTAGCTCTATCTGTTTATCAAACATAAGGCGACGAAGCCTTTTCTCAGACCTCGCCGTTATGTAGTTTCTAATTTTGAAACTGTTACTCATTATGCTACTAATTTTCCTACTAGTGGAGAAAGAGTTGCACCAGCACCTTGCTCGCCTAATTCTAAACCACCTACACCGAATACTTGATCCATTGCAGTTCTCATAGAGTTAGCACCGTACTCGTTAGCTTTTTGATCTGACATTTCTACACCACCCTGGAAAGCTAGTCCGATACCATCAGCATCATACATTTTCATTTCATCACCAGTAATTAATCTAGAGATTACTACAGGGATTCCATATAATTGACCGATTTGACCAGTTCTAACATTTGCAGATCCGTAAAAGTCAGCTCTTACAAAGTCAGCTTCAGCAAGCATCTCAGCTTCTTTATCAACACCGATAGCAATAGTCATTCTAGAGATATCAGATCCATTTTGTAAAAGTTGTCTTCTAAGTTCTAATACTTGCTCTTTAACAGTTGTAAAAGTAGCTTTAGAAACTTCAACAGCTGCTACAGCGTCGATAGTTGCAAGTAGTTGCTCATCAACATATTTAGCGTGGCTTAGTGATGCTCTCATAGCAGCTTCAACTCTATACTCGATAGTTGATTGATAAACATCTCTGCTATCATATAACCATGCGATATAAGCATTGAAGTCTAGATCAATCTTATCGCTTGAATCAACTAATGCTTGTGAATCAGCCGCTGCACCGAAAGCTCTGTTAGTAACAGCAAAGTTACTTAGCTTAGGTACTGAGAAAGATTGAGCGCCCTTGATAGCAAATTGAGATACATCTCTTACTGTAGGAGCAAATACCGATTTCTCGATAAGGTTTTT